AGGTCACGAGATTAACGTACAATCATTCTTAGACAATGTAAACTTAAACAAACCAAGAATTTGCGTTCTAGGTAATGGAAGGTGGTTTCTTACTGGCTTTATAGAATTTCAGTACGGCAATAAACTCAACCCTAATAACAGAGTACATAAGTCTATATTAAAGTTATTGAATGAAAACGATATTAGTTTAGATTTTCCTAACAATAAAATTAGTTTAACAGAACCTGTTAATAGTCGAAGAAATGTTCCTGAGTCCACCCAAGAAGTTATTACATACTTCCTAGAAAAAGGTAGCAACAAAAGGGAAGCTGAAAGGTTCTTTTACTTCTACGAATCCCAAGGATGGAACGTAGGTAAGAACCCTATGAAGGATTGGAAGATGGCAGCTTCAGGGTGGATTTCAAGGAATAAAAAAGATAAGCCCGATCCTGATTATCTAGGAGGTCAACTAAATGCTATGAAGAACTAGAATGGCTCTTTATAAAGTAACCTCTAAACAAGAGGTAACTGATTATTGTAAAGAAATTTACTCTAATGGTTACACAAAGGGTCTTACTACTGGTATCAAACCTTTAGACCCTCACTACACTTTCCGTAAAGGTGAACTAACTATAATGACTGGGTTCGCTAACATCGGAAAAACTACTACACAACTTTTTTTAATGATGATGGCTTCTAAGCTTTACGATTATAAGTGGCTTATGTATTGTCCTGAGAACGAACCTATCGGTGACTTGATGATAGATATAGCTGAGATGTATTGTGGTAAGACAGCCGACAAAGAATTTACCGATAGGATTAGTCAAGATAATTATCTAAGAGCTATTGAGTGGGCTTATGAGCATTTTACTGTGCTTACATTTGATGAAACACCAACTGTAGATGAGGTGTTAGAGTCGTTTGAAGAGTATTTGCAAGTAGTTGAGATAGATGGTATATCTATAGACCCTTTAAACGATTTAAAAGCACCACCAAAGGTAAGTAAGTACGATTACTATTATGATGCTTTAAGTAACGTGAGAAGGTTTATTAAAAGGCACAATGTAATGTTTTACTTGGTGGTCCATCCAGGAACAGCAGCTAACAGAAGAAGAAACGAAGATGGTACTCGACCTGCTCCCAATATGAGTGATGTAGAGTTTGGTGCTATGTTCGGGAATAGGGCAGATAACTTTCTTGTGTTTCATCGTAACCCACAAAGTGAGAAGTGGAATGTTACTGAGATACACGCACAGAAGATTAAGTTTCAAAAGTTAGTCGGAGTACCTACACCTGAACTTACACCTGTTTGTTTATTCTATTCTTATAGTTTGCGTAGGTTTAGATACCTTAATGAGAACGGAACTTTAATAGACCCGATACAAGAGACTATAATCAAAAGACCAACTAACGATATATTTTAAACTATTATGCCTGACCAAATTACACTAAAAGCAATTAATTTATTGCGAGAAGCCGACCCGAATTTAGACGAGATGAATAGTCTCGATAAGTTTATAGCACATCAAAACGAGGTGATTAAAATGATGAAACAATTTAAGGGACACCCACAAGCTGAGAAGTTAAAGCCTAGATTAAAGGTGTTCGAGGAAAGTGCGTTAGCATTTACTTGGGTACACACACAAATGATGGCTTATAAAAGAGAAAAGCTTTTAGCCAATGCCAATGAAATGGAGATGGCTAATGCTGTTATAGAACTTAAAAGTGAATTAGATATATTAACTAAATTAAATAAAAGTGACTGAAAAAGAATTAAACTTGTTAGACCGATTCGCTAGTAAGTATAAAATTGATTGTGTCCCTTCAGGGGGAAAGTATGATTTTTGGGATTTTACCTACGAGTGGGATGCAAGGAAGTTCTATTGTGAAATGAAACAAAGAAAATTTACTTTAGATACAGCTAAGAGTAAATATCCTGAAGGATTAATCTTGGAATTGCACAAGTACGAAAGGATATTAAGAAAGACTAAGAATGAGAAATCAGCTCAAGGTTTGTATATTAATTTCTTTGATTGCGATTCTGTATTAGTATTTAATTTAAACAAAACTAGAATAAATAACTGGGTTTGGAGAACAATGCCCGAATCTACTGACTTCGGAAGGAAAAGTTATGTTTATAAGTATATTACTTTATTAGAGTATGATAAAGGAAAAGTTTTGTATATTTGAGCGTTCTTACGTTTTTTGCATAGTTCGTAAGTTTTTTGGTTAGAAATAAGGAAAGGATGTCTATTTGTAGATGTCCTTTTTTTTTGTACTTTAGCGAGTGTTATGGCAAAGTTTAAATGTAATAAGTGCGAAGAAGTTAAAGAGCTATCAAGTTATTCAATTAAGGTAGTTGATGATAAGGTAGTTAGTCCCGAAGCGATTTGTTGCGATGAGCATATGGATCGTGTAAAGGAGAATAATGGATTCGGAGGTATTATAAAGAAGCCAAACGGAACTGTAAGTGGAAAATTTTAACCAAAGAGATTATGAGTAGCATAGAAGAACAAGTTTGTTTTAAGATTTTAAAGCGTTCTGATGTAGGTAAAAAGAAATATGGCACTACGATGGAGCGAGAAGATTTAAGTAAGTTAGATTGGCTTAAACACGCTCAAGAAGAAGCGATGGATTTAGCTGTGTACTTACAAAAGTTAATCGAGCTTGAGGAAAGTAAGCCATTTAATTACGAGTGGAATATGACTAAAACAGATGATGTTGACCACAACAGAAAGATGCTTGACCTAGAGATAGAAAATTTAGGAAAAGAAAAAGAGGACAATTAGTCCTCTCCTTGCTCTTCGTCTGTAGAATCCACTATCCAATTTCCAAAGATTTCTTCAGCTATCTCTTCGGGTGTTTTCTTGTCTCTCTTATCCATTCTGTCGGTATATATTTATTAGCCCATTTTACATTATTCTTATCGCACCATTGGGCATAAGTTGTGCGACTATTCTTATTTAACTTATTGTTAGGTCGCATAAACACCATTCGTATATCTAACTCAGGGTGTTGTGCTATTACCAGTAACATCTTCTTCCGATCCTTAGAGGTAAACCTTCCCTTTAGTTCAATAATAATTCCGTTTGGGAGTATAATATCAGGTATATATTTTCGCTGTTCGGAAATCTCGTAGTAAAGATTAATAGTTTCATACTCAAAAGGGATTTTACTTTTATGCAATTTAGAACAAACATCCTCTTCATATTTACTCCTATATCTATTGTTGTCTATTTTCATAATAAGTCTTTTTATTGTGGCAACTGTGACACAAAGGTTGCAGATTAGATTCGTCTAACTCAGCTCCACCTTTCTTAATCGGTACAATGTGGTCGACTACATCAGCAGGTTTAACCATATCATCCTTTAAACAATGAACACATAAAGGGTTCTTATCTAATACAACTTTCCTTAACTTTCGCCAAGCGTACTTTCTGTAGAACGAAGTATCTCCACCCCAAGACCTGTTTTTCTCAGCCTTAGTTCGTCTATCTCTTCCTTTTGGAAGCCAAGGCATATTGTTACTTAGATTTTGATGAACCACCAAAGAAGAAATCTATGATGGTGTTTACCTTACTTGACATAGCACCGAATACTGTACTAATAAAACCTATTTCGTAATCTGAAAGTTCTAAAGTATTTGTTATAAAGCACTTGAACATAAAGTAAGATATAAGGAAATAAGCACAAGTAAAGATGATAGCCAATATCTTTTGTATGAAGCTATCGTCCATAAACATTGTTCTAGCACTATCTCTATCTTGAACCTCCAAAGCAAACATATCCTTCTCGTGGTCTTGTATAACTTTTTCAAACTCATTTTTAAGTTTTAATCGTTCTTCATCAGTTGTTACTACATCGTCTATTATAGTAGAAGCTTGTCCTACTAAACTTTTAAGAATATTTTTTATCATAATGTAATTATATCAGGTGCGAATCTGTATTTAGTATCACCATCTTTATCTTTATAGGCTTCTAATACTTCTCGTCTGTTGTTAGATTTTTTTAGAGATATGTGAATC